GGAGAGATACGCTCCGGAGAGATTCGCCCCGGAGAGATTCGCCCCGGAGAGATTCGCCCCGGAGAGATACGCTCCGGAGAGATTCGCCTCGGAGAGATTCGCTCTTTGACCGTATTCTTCATCTGTTTCAATCCACAGTAAATGACTAGCCAGGACATCATACAACAGTCTACTTTGTTTCATTCTGCACCTCCTGTTTCTTTATCCAATGGTCTTTAAACACTCCATAAGGAGTTCCACACTGTTTACATCCATTGTGTTTCTGGATAGGAAGACCAATTCCTACAGACCGAATGTATTCAGTTACTGTGGTCTCCTTACCACATGCGAAACAAAATGCTGTGCCATTCCAACTCATAACAGTCCCTCCTCATCAAGTTGACGGATATACTCCTGGTTAACACAAGGCCAAATCTGTTCCATATCCTCCTGTGTACTGTAGATTTCATCTTCAGTATCAAGGCCATTATCTTGGTCCTTTTCCAACTGTTCTAGCTTTCTTCTAAGTTTAATGTACTGTGTTGTTTCAGGTGTTTCTCTTGACATACTGTTACCTCCCATAGTGTTATTGTTGTTTTCTGTTTACTTTCTCTCCCTCTATATTATATATTATAGTGCGTGCACTGCCAAAAGTAAACCTATTTTTTGCTGGAAACTAAATTTTGTTTTTACTGAGGAAAATTAGTGCGTCTAGGAGGCATGAGCCAACGTTTTTGGGTTGGTCCTTGAATAAATTGGCCGTTGAGAATATAACCTTTGACATTGGGGAGAACTTTCTTCTTAAAGGAAGTTCCTGTCCACTGACCAAGGAGACGATGTAGCACTTGGGTAACCGCCGCATGAGATACATTTAACTTGTGTTCTATATTCACTGTAGCCGTAAGAGATACTGTGTTGAATATCCTTGGGTGTGCGTCCCTCTGAATACCTCTACTTGGACCACGAAACTCATCAATGTTAAACTGGTGCGAGAAGTCAAACATATCTTTAATAACCGTATCCAATGATGATTCAGATTTGTAGTCCTCATTGAGAGCGTTAACGTGTTTTATCTCCAGCTCCGACAACTGCCATAAAGACTCTTTTACCTTAGCATTTTCAAATTGGTACTGTAACTCTGCGAACACTTGCTGCATATCTATTTCTTCTTGTGAAGCCGTATCGCAGAATTCTATTGGGATCACTGCGATACGTCGGTTACCAGTATTCGCCATCTGGAGTAACACCTCATTCGTTGTCCCAAAGAATATGGCCATTCGTTTCGTTTTCTCGGGTGTCTTACCATATAGTGGACGATATGTGTCCATCTCCTGTGTCAACAGGTTCTTCAGTATGGAGGAGTTCTTTCCTTGAAGTAATCTCTCTACCTCATCAAACAGGACAATCTGGAACATGCCAGCCTCAAGCTGTAATTCCTTAATGCTCGATGACCCTTGGATAAATATCTGCGACTCACCGACATAGTGAAATCTCAAATCATATGGCAAGAGGTTTTTAATCCAGGTGGATTTTCTGGTATTCTCTAGTCCTTGGAATATTACGATGCCACTCGTACCTCCGTAATTGCCCTTATAAAAGTTATTACGGATAACACCCATTAAGTTCTTCTTGATCAGTTCCTTGAAGAGGAATACATCTTTAGCCTCTACTTCTAGGCCAAACTTAATGGTGTCTAGGAGGTGTGGTAAACGGGGTGAGCCATCCCACGGCTTGGAGGTGATCCAGTCCTTTATGGGGTTGAATTCGATAAGACAATTTTCTGTCCAGAACTGGGCAACCGTGCGCACTATCTGCATCCCTATCGTTTTGAACCCATATGCCTGGCAGAATCCAATAAGACATGCCTCTAATTCCGATGCACGTAAATCTTGGGATCGTGAGCCATATGCTGGCTTCATCGCTGTTGAAAAGTATTTGGTAATAACCTCTTCATCGCCTTCAATTGCGATATTCTTCGTTATCTGGTTACGCTTTACCTTGAGATTAAAGAAGTTGAACAACTCCATATAGTTTGTCATTGATGTGTCTATCGGGATGGGAAGTGGATTGCCATCCTTATCTGTACGTGGCTCTGGCCAGATGAGATGGCAACTTCTGAAGAGTTTTTGTAAGGTTTTTACCGTTATACCATTAGCTGGGTCTGGTGGGCAATTCGCAAATTTGGCGTATGTCTCCTCAGTACCCTTATATTTTTCTGCGTCTTTCGCGGACCACTCATCAAATAACTGTGCGCCAGTGTAGTATGCGTCTAGTCTTTCTGCAGCATCTCTCAATGCAAACGCGATAATTGTCCAATGGTCATATGCGTTAACAGAGGCTCCCATCTGGGAATACGCCCTTTGGATCCTGTCATTCGGGACAGCAGGGATAACTGATAACCAATGCTGCACGTGAGTCATCGTGTAGTTTATTGGTATGGGTAGGTGTGCGGAAGCTAAAGGCTGCTTCGTGGCTATATCTATAACCTTTTCACTTCCGCTACCCAGGAAGCAATCCGAGAATACTTTTACCGGTATTCTTGTGATCGTGTGGTCTTTTGTCGAGAGAGGGTGACAGTTGCCAGTGACTGTGATAAACTGGTCTTTTACGAAAATCTCTCCGTCAAACAAATTGGTGTTCTTTAATTGTGCTTTAGTGAATACCGACTTATCAGTTTTGTAGATCACATGCGCTTTAACTCCTGAAGGAGAATATTCTACATAAGTCGGGTATTTGTTTAGGAATTGAACTATGTGTTCAGGGATTGTGGGTTGGTCTATATCTACGATAATGTAGTCATTGTGTGGGCTAACCAGAATGCCGTAAAGTTGGTTCTCTTTCAGTTGTGCCTGCAAATCCTGGTATGTTAGTGCTTGTTCATAATGGGTTGGGGCAATCATAGGTCTCTTTGGAGACTGACCAGATGATGCATGGTAACACGGGGTCCAGAGCTTTAGGTCCTTCAACTCCTGTGGAATGGCCATCTATTTCCTCCTTTTTACCAGTTTGATGTTAAGTTGAAGGGCCTTTAAGCTGCTCTACGAATGTCTCCAAAGTCTATTACTGATTGGATCAGTGCTTTAACATCAAACTTTTCAATCCCTAGCTTTTCGAGATAGTTATAGTATTTCCAGGCTGATGCTGTAGACACATTAGCTAAATGCGCGGCTTGGGGAGTCTTAAAGTGCAATTTATACGCAGCTTCTAATACAATTTTCTGGTCTGTGTTGAGAGCCATTATACACCTCTGTTTGAGTAAATGTTAACTCCTTATTTGTCATTATTTTACTATACTCTATTTTTTCAAGAAAGTAAACGTTTTTATTTTTTATTTTTTCTATGGGGGCCTGTGGGTTTTGTGGAATGTAAAAAAGGTCCTTTCACATTTATTCTCATTTTTGTTAATCATTTCAACTATTTAAGCCTTTTTTCAGGCTCGAAAGTGTGAAAGTGAAGGGCGCTTTGCAAAATATATATAGGATATCAAAATGCTTATATAGAGCTTTTAGATATATAACATTTCACTTTTAACTAAAAATATATATAACTATATAATATAATTAAATAAATAAAAAGTTAAGCCTTGTTACCGCGGTTTCTCATTGGTTAGAGTCCAAACTTGTAGTCCAGTAGGAGCAAATGGTATCCTTGGTAAGACATCAAACCGGTTGGGTTTATCCAGCGTGATCAAGTCAACCACAAGCAGAATTACTCGGGCCGTCCTATCCAGCATGGTCTGTTAGGATTTCAGTGCGGCCGGGCGGTGATCCGTAGGAATGGAATGGACTCCGGCGTGGCCGGGCGGTGATCTGTAGTCCCTTGGGTTGGAAAACCCGGCTGGACTGGGCTTGCCCGGGCCGGCTGTTCAGAGGGATTTATTAAGGAGGGATACTCTGGCAAAAAAAAGGGACTCAGATTGCTCTGAGTCCCTCGGTTGAATGATTACTTCCAGAGAACATAATGCTTGTCAGGATCCTGTCCGATCCGTTTACCATCATTCTTCAGGTAGTTCAGCTGACTGCTGACGTTCCTTGTGGAGATACCGAGTTTCTTGGCAATCTCTTCTCCGGTTACAGGGCCAGTCTGCAGGATCGCAAGTACTTGTTCCTTACGACCAGGTCCTTTAGGACCACTGGGCATTCTGACGACAGAAGTCGCGGTGAACTCGTAGGTAATCAGGTCTACGAGCTGTTTCTTGGTCAGGCTCTCGAGATCGCTTACTTCACATACTGTTACAGTTGCTTCTGTGTTCTGGTTCATGATACACCTCATATTGGAGTGTTGTAAAAGAGGGGTATTACCCCTTTGAAGAAGGGGTAATACTACGGTTAATTTTCGTGTTGCTGAGGGATATATGTAATGAAATGTCTATCAAATGATGCACCTGCAATCAGGGTTAAAAATATGTTCCAAGCTACGTCCTCAGGGAGGTTTGGTTCTTTGGTAGTAAGTTCTTTCATAGCCTTAGTCGCTTCGTTGTATTCTTTCGTAGTCATGATGTGTTCTCCTTGTTATTGAGGTTAGTATGTAGTACTGCTTTGAAGAAAGCAGTACTACATACAGTGGGTATTAGTTATTATCACAGGGCTTCCAGTTGTTCTGGATGTTATTGCGGTAGTGGATGCGAGCAGCTTCTATTGTCATGGTCTTGTTGTATGCTTTGTTCTTCGGGATAGTACCAGTGATCTTGACATAGGGGTCATGTACTTCATAGGTAAGGTAGAGGTTGGTGTTGTCTGCTTGTTGTGTGGTAGTGATGGTGTGTTTCATGGTCATGTCCTCGTGTTGTGGTGTGTGGTTAGAAGGAAGAGGAATTTCTTTCTTCTTTGAAGAAGAGGAAAGAAATTATGTGGGGATAGGATGAGGGCCGCCCCGGGGAAAACGGGGTCGCTTGGGAGCTATAGTACGTCTCACACCCGGGACCACCAGTTTTGGCTTCCCGTGAAAAAAATACGAATACGTCTCACACCCGGGACTAGCCCTTAAAGCTTCCCGTGAAAAAATTACGATTCCAAATTTGACCAAATTTGAAAAAACTAAAAGACAAGTAGGGTACTACTCATTTTCTAGAAAACACGAACCAGGACTAGAATTGGAACACGTCGCTCGAATTAGAGGGGCATTATTAATTAGCTGAACTGAAAAGTATATCAAGGCTAAGTAGCTAGAACTTAAACTATAATTTTGGGACCGGAAAAATTTTCCACTTTACTTTCTTGTAAAAAAGTAGTATGATAAAATAAGATAGGAGAAATGTAGAAATGGCCACACTGGTTACCCGACAAATCCTGAAGCTTATACGATTCCGTTACGAGTACTTCGGGGAAGAAATTCTAAACCTCGCATCTGACTATGATGTTCCAGCCGCTATCCTGGACAGAGCTCAGATGGAAGAGAATTGGACTAGGCAAAACCTGCCCATCTCTCTGACCCCCGCGACCACAGCCACCGACCTGGAAGGGTTAGCCGAGGAAATGCTGGCGACTACGAAAGTTAAGTGCTCCTTAATTAACGCCCTAAACCAGCAGATTTTGAACCCGAAGTACTTGGAAGCGGAGTATGCCTTAGTAACAAAACTTATTGAAGTTGTAAACAGGTTATCTTCAACAGCAGATAACGCAGGCACGCAGATCAAGGCGGCAGTAGGAGCACTGAAAGACCTCCAAGAACGCCAGCAGGTCATGTCCATTCTGGGTAGTTCGAAGGATGGCTCAACGCCCGATGGCAAACTTGTTGTACAGATAGTCAACCAGGTATCAGGGTAATCATAACCACATGGCTGTAATACAGTTACCGATACTTAAACTCCGTAGATACCAGACGCCTCTGTGGAAGGCGATGGTGGAGGAGAACTATCGCCGAGCGATTACAGTATGGCCACGGAGGAATGGTAAAGACCTCGTGGCCATTAATATTATAGCAGCCAAGGCTTGCCAGAAAGTAGGCACCTACTTCTATATGGGCCCGTACTATAACCAGATACGACAGATCATCTGGGAAGGTATGGATGGTACTGGTAAGAAGTTTACTGATTATATACCCGAAGAGCTCATAGAAAAGACGCATAACCAGGATATGCGTATAACTCTTAAGAATGGGAGTGTAATTAAGTTATGTGGTTCTGATAACATTGACTCGATTGTAGGTACCAACCCGATTGGTATCGTTTTTACCGAGTTTTCCCTCCATAAACCCGAAGCTTGGCACTACTTGCGCCCAATTTTGGCGGAAAATGGTGGCTGGGCCCTGTTCAACGGCACTCCTCGGGGCCTAAACCACTTTTATCAGCTCCTTAAAGCTGCAGAAAAAGACCCTGAGAACTGGTTTACACAGTACCTGACCAGAGATGACACAGGTATCCCCACCATGGAGGCTATAGATGACGACCGAAGATCAGGAATGCCTGAATCTTTGGTCCAACAGGAGTATTATTGCTCCTGGACCTCATCCTCTGAAGAAACTCTCATACCCCTTGACATAGTTGAGCCCTGTTTCTCTACCATACTCCGTCCTGAAGACTATAATTTTGCCCCGAGGATAATTGGGGCTGATCCCGCGTATGCTGCTAAAGGCGATATGGCAGTCATCGCTAAGCGGCAAGGACGACTCCTCCATCCACTCAAGAAATACAGGGGCCTTAAGAATCCTGAATTTGCTGCGGAGATTGCTCAGGAGATAAACTCCTGGTATCCGCACGCTGTGTTCATAGATGCCGGCCGTGGTGAGGGGGTAATTCACCGGCTGTGGCAGCTTGGATACGAAGACCTAGTGATTCCGGTCCACTTTGGGGGTAGACCGCTGTCAGACCTATATAATAACAAGCGTTCTGAAATGTATTGTAAAACGCGCGATTGGTTCCTCAGTCCTAACCGACCCTTTATTCCTCGGGATGAAGATCTGGTAGCGGACCTCTCTACCCCCACTTTCATTATTAATGACCGTGGTTTTGTAGAAGTTCAGCGTAAGGCCAAAGTTAAAGAAGTACTCATGAGGTCCACAGATTGTGGAGACGCTGTGGCTTTGACTCACGCTGAAGATGTATTTGATGACGACGAGTCAAAGAAACAAGACATGCGAAAAGAACTTGGATTACCTCCAGAGTACGAACTGCCATTTGAAAAGGCCGAAGAGTATGACCCATTGAACTACTTTAATAAAGAAGTGCGGTGATGATTACGCATCTTGCCAATATCCCGATTTTTAACAGGTCAGTTTTCTTTGTAGGAGATTGTTCTGGGCAGGACGCCGAGGAAGCTGTCTACCAACTTGGGAAAGAACGGACGCAAGTCTCGTTTACTTACTCAGCAAATGGCGGGGTGCGAGATAACGGTAGCGATGTTTTTGTTTGGGTTAAGGATTTAACTAAAGCGAGTGTTATCGCTCATGAACTTGCTCATACAGCTTGTTCTATTATGGAAACTTGTGAAATTCCCCAGTGCAGGGAAACAGAAGAAGTTATGTGCTACCTAATAGGATGGCTCAAAATAAATGTACAAGATAAAGTGTATAAAAAACTTAGGAAAAAGAAGCGTAAAAAATAGCGGAGGTTTATATGCGAGCAAAGATGAAATTAACAGAAGTAAAGCGAACTGGGTATGGAGAAGATTTACAGTTTTCTGCTGTTTGTCGGAATGACGGTTATCCGGTAGACGGAAGGGATGAAAACAACACCTTTGCTAAATTCACCCCTTGTGCCAACTTGACAATGACGATAAATAATCCAGACCTGCTAGGAAAGTTTAATCCTGGTGAAGAATTTTATCTGGACTTCACTAAAGTAATAAGATAGCAGGAATAACTCCAGCTATTAACCCGAAGGAGGCAGTATGTACGATTTTGTAAATGTGCCGGCATTGCACACCAACAACATGCCCCAAGGACTCAGCGCAGTTTACTTTGTAGACTACGGGACTGGCTCAGATAATCGCGGTAAGCGGGCTAACTCGCCTACCCGGCCATTCAAGACCATCGATAAAGCGATGGACTACATCACTACTAACAAGAATGAAGGCATCGCTCTTATGGGTAGTGCCTCCCATGTTCTGACTGAAATGCTCACGGTCAGCAAGAGTCGTGTGCATATGTTCGGGTTTGACCCGGGTGGGCGCGCATTTGGTCAGAATGCCAAGGTATCCTTGGGCGTGACCACTGCAGTTACCGATATCGGTACCATTCTGAATACTGGTGTACGGAACAGCTTTCGTAACATCAAGTTCATCAATGAGAACACTGTAGACGAAGGCCTCTATTGCTTCGTGGAAGGTGGTGAGTATACTGTCATTGACCACTGCGAAATTTACAAGTCTACGGACCTAGACGTCACGCTGGCTTCTGAACTTGTTATGAATGGCGACTCAGCTCAAGTACTCAACAGTGTTATTGGCTCGCTGGCCAACGCGATGTCTGGCGACGTTATTCGGGCCAATGTACGTGTGACTGCGGGTTTGGCTGGCTCGGGTAAAGTTGCTCGTGATGTTGTGTTTGACAACTGCATGTTCTGGAAGAAAGCTAGCCATGTAAATAACAGGTATGTATACGGGGCTAACGCTACAGATGTAGAGCGACTGTTCCTCCTCCGACGGTGCCTGTTTGTCGCAGGTAAGTTGTCCACAGCTACCCCGGCACAGTGTGTCGCATTTGGTGGCACCCAGAGTGAAGGTTATTGTTTGATTGACAATTGTTCGTCAGTCGCCAATACCAAACTGTCTACTACGACTGGTGTATACATTACTGGCCCGGTACCGACTTACGCTACTGCAGGAATTGCTGTTGCTTCTTAATGAAAGTAGCGCTTGGGCATATACCCATAAACGCTTCTCCTGGCCAGTTGGCCGCTCTAGAAGGGTATTGGAGGAAACTTAGTAATGCAGGACTACATAGACAACGCTTTCACGCAGGTGGAGTTAACAGCGCAGCTGAGTTCATCGAGGCTGTGTTGGCTGAGCATTCATTATTCTTTATTGTCTATGATGTCAAAACAAAAGACGTTTACGGGGAATGTACACTAAATGGGTTCATGGGTAAAACTGCCCAGATACACTTTAGTGTTATGCCTGAGTTTTTTAGGCAGTCAATAGAAATAACCCGAATAGTACTTACCCTACTATTCGGGTTAGTGGACGCAAATGATGACAAACCTGCTGTAACTACTCTTATAGGGGTTACGCCAGAGACTAATAGATTGGCGATTAAGTTCATACAAAAAGTAGGATTTAAACATGTGATAACGATACCAGATATGTGTAATGTACACGGTATTCTGGTTCCAGGGTTTATAACAAAACTAAGTATTGACGAGGTATTAGATGGGCGGAGGTAAAGGGGCTTCACCAGCTCCCACAGTATTACCCGCTGCGGCGCCAGAAGAAGATACGTCTTGGTTAGGCCAGCTTTCTAAAATAGGGGTAACTCCAAATCCTCCTTCTATGCGGGGCGGAGATTCCCATAGACTTAAAGCTGAGAATGAACTTACTCTGAATAACAGCTTGTCTAAAATTGACACCCTTTGGGGAAGAAGAATGACTGCTGAAGAATCCGCCATATCTTCTGTAGATGCCCAACTCGCAAAAGAACAAACTGATGCAAATGTTCTAGGCGTAGATTATGCTGTAGCAGATGAAGACCGCATACGTAGAATTGAGGCAGCTTTTAGTGACCAATGGAAAGAAACAGATGAAAGTAGTCTATTCGACCTGGTTAAAAAGTACGGTAATCCTGAACAGCCTGAGTCTATTAGGAGACTGATTCAAGAAGGTAAAGAAAGGTATAGCTGGGAATACGATGTTAATTTCACGGGAAAAGGACCGGGGTTAGCCCCTACATCGGCCCCTACTATCCCTGGAACTAATAATACACGTACTACTAGACAAACGGTACTAACAAATAGTGACGACGACGAACTTGGATCCAGGTCGTTGTTAGGAGGGTGATATGGGAAGCAAAGGTTCACCTTCATTACCGGCGATTCAGACGCCGCCTGCGTATGATCCAAGCGCAGATGCAGAATTGCAGGCACTAAAGGCGTCCATGTTAACTTCTCAGGAAGCTCCAGCAACGCCTGATCTTCCGGACATGCTTCAACGACAGGAGGTTGACTGGAGTTCCAAACGCGCGGCCATACAGGACAAGTTACGGTCAGGGCTCAGTGAAGGGTACCAACGACGTACTTACGGTAACTCGATTCTTACTGACAGGCCTAAGTTTAATCCGGAAGATGAAGAGAGTACTAAGGGGCTTTTAAGGTCATAGTATGGCAAAAACATACGATATAGGAAAACTGCTTACCGAGTATATGGATGCTCGAGCTGAGCGTTCTGAATGGGAAGCTGAAGCAAAAACTATATCAGACTACATAGTCCCTGGAAGAGGGATATACCAGTTGTTTTCTAAACCTAGGAAACGTAAACTGACGTCTTCTATGGTTATTAACCCACGGGCAAATAGTGCCCTGCAAGTACTGACTAGTGGGATGCAGGCAGGGCTTACAAGTCCATCTCGTCCGTGGTTCAGCCTCAGGTTTACGGACCCTAGGCTTAACAAGAACTTGGTTGTAAAACAGTGGCTATATGAGTGCGAAAAAGCTATATACATGTCTTTGGCGCAGTCTAACTTTTACCAGATAGTACACAGTTTCTATACAGAATACGCGGCCTTCGGCACAGCTAGCATGTATGTCGGGGAGGACTCAGTAACCCCATTTAGGTTTGAGTTATTGACCTTTGGCGAATTTGCATTTTTCGTAGACGCAACACATCGGCCGTCAAAGTATTTTCGTACAATATTTATGACTCCGGCCCAACTTATTGAGAAGTTCGGAATAGATAACGTATCTCAAGCTGTGAAAGACCTGTATACTGAAAAGTCTCCAAAACTTAACACGACATATATCACAGTAATTAAAGCTGTGTGTCCGGATAAGTATAACAGCAAGATGAATTTTACTGCTGTATATTTTGAAATAGCTAAGTCCCAGCAAGACCAATCTAAAATAGATAAACCCCTGCAGATTAAAGGGTACTACGAGTTCCCGTATCCTCTGGCCAGATGGGAAACTATTGGGTCTGATATCTACGGCATTGGTCCTGGTGCAGCCGCATTACCTGACGTAAAGCGGTTACAGGAAATGGAGAAGTCATTCCTTATGGCTACCCATAAAGAAGTTGATCCTCCTCTTCAAGCTCCTGCACGCATGCGTAATAAAATAAAGTCTCTGCCTGGCGGCATTAGTTATAACACGGGCCCCAATGAAAAAGTGGAGAAACTTTATGAAGGCAAATTTGACTACGTGGGTGTTTCTCACGCCATTGAGAGAGTCGAACAAAGAATCGACAAATGCTTTTATAACGACGTGTTCATTACCTCTGCTAGAGACCCAAATGCATCACCACTCAAAGCCAGAGAAGTCGACGTGCGTGAGGACGAAAAGATTATTCGACTTGGCCCTGTAGTTGAAAGGCTGTATTATGAGTTTTTTCAGCCGGTAATTGAAAGGTGCTTTAACATCCTGGATAGGAAAGAACTCTTGCCAGCTAAGCCCCCAATTCTGCAACAGATGAACGGGGACTATGACATAGTGCTGACAAGCCCCTTAGCTCAGGCTCAGAAAATGATGTCGGCGAGTGGTATACAGAACTTCTTAACTTTCGTTGGTCAGGCTATGCAGTATGCCCCTGACGTAGTAGACATGGTTGATGTAGACAAGTCTGTTGAAGAATTCCATGATATATCTGGTGCGCCTGCAAGTATGCTTAGGACTCCTGAGGATACTCTAAAAATACGTGAGGCTAAACAAAAGGCCATGCAAGAGCAGAAAGCTAAAGAAGAAGCTGCTGCTATGTCCCAGGTAGGGGGCCAAGAAGTCGTTGCAAGATCTCAAGCAACTAAAAATTATGCTGACGCAAGTGCAACAAGTGCTGAAGCATTCCTTGGGGGTATGTAATGGCTGATGATAAAAACTTAAAAGACATAGCGTTAGAACAAGATATAGTGTCTGTATGTAATCATGCAGAAGGTCGAAGAGTGTTGTGGGAGATTATGGGGTTTTGTAATATGTACTCAGAAGCCGGAGCAGACCCCAACCAGTCAATATATCTGGGTGGACAAAGGTCAGTTGGTTTACGCATACTAGACATGCTGGATACCGTAGACCCTGGCATTTTTATTAAAATGCAAAAGGAGCATTTGCAATGACAACGGAAACAACTACTCCCCCGGAAACAACTACTCCTCCGGAACCAAATGAGTTTAAGCGGTCCCTTGGAGAACTCGCTACGGATGAAGAACTTGCAGTATTCACCTCAACTGTTGATCTCGCAAAGGCTTTCAAGGAAGCTAAGAGACCCCAGGTTGTACCTGAATCAGACAAGTATGAGATTCCTGAAGGGGTTGACAAAACTGCTATTGGGCATTTTGCCAACAAAAACAAAATGTCTCAAGACCAGTTAAGCCAAGCTCTGGCATTCGTTAAAGAAATGCAGGAGACTGGAAGCCAGAAAGCTAATGAAGACTTGCTGAAAGAGACTAATATATTGTTAGACTCCTGGGGACCCGACAAAGAGGTCAATTTAGGCCTCGCCAAACGGGCTCTTAAGCAGTTTGATCCTGAGAAAAAATTCTCGGCTTTCTTGGATAAAACTGGAGCAGGTAACCATCCTCTTGTAATCGAGTTCTTCGTGTCTCTTGGTAAGACACTGCAGGAAGATGGCTTTTTGAAGAGTGAGGTACATACTCCTCCTCAGGAAAAATCAATTGCATCAATTTTGTATCCCAATCACCCTAATTAAGGAGTAAGACATGACTTACAGCCCCAGTGTATCCGCAACTACGTACCCGACACTTGCGGATGTAACCAAGCGCATGAACCCGGATGGTAGCATTGCAACCATTGCAGAACTGCTGGCCACTTCTAACCCGATTTTGGATGATGCTCCGTTTTACGAGAGCAACCTTCTTACCGGCCATCGGTACACCGTACGTACTGGCATTCCTGAGCCGACTTGGCGCCGCCTCAACTACGGCGTTTACCCGACCAAATCGGCTACCGCTCAGGTTGATGACCAGTGTGCGATGCTCGAAGCATACGCGGAAATCGACAAGAAGTTGGCTGAGCTGAATGGTAACACCGCGGCCTTCCGTCTGTCTGAAGACCAGCCTCATATTGAAGGTATGAATCAGGCCTTCGTAGACACCCTGTTCTATGGTGATACCAATACAGCGCCTGAACAGTTCCTGGGCCTCGCTCCTAGGTATGGTTCTCTCGGGTCCCCTACCAATAAGCCCACTGCGCAGGTTCGCAGTTCGTATTTGGATCATATCATCGATATGGGTGGCACGACTGCTTCCAGTCAGGCCTCTATGTGGCTGGTCGTTT